TTATTCCGTTCTTCTTATACCTTCCTTCAATGCAGCTTTATATAACTCCCCCAAAGTACTGGTGTGCAATTTAACACCCATAGATCGTTGCTGCAGTATGTTAGGTATGTAGTCTTCCTGGATTCCATTTATATAGTGGTCGATGTAGCTGCCATCTAAAGTGCTATAGATGATCGATACTTTACTGCCGCCTCCGTATTCAGACACTTGCTCTTTTATAGACATTATCAATCCATTTAGTTCGTTCATCATACTATTGCCTCCTCATATTATTCTACTATATATATTACCCATCTATTTTAAAACTCACGAAACTATTTAAAATAATTGACTATTTTAGTTAGTGAGTCTAAGATTAGATTTATAAAAGGAACACATATTCGGTTTATGGGGTGTAAACATGGAGGAAGAAGTAGTTGTGCTTAGTCCTGATCGGCTAGGCTATAAAGATAGAGGAAAGATGAAGTGGCAAGGATTAATGTTGTCTGATCACAACGCTGCTTTGAAACAGATGAAAGAAGATAACAAGAAACAATACGGCGTGGAGAAAGAACAGATGACTACCGAAGAAGTATCTGAGGTGTTATATAAGGCATACATATTGAAAAAGCCAGTTGCTATTCAAGCGAACGTATTAAGAGATGGTCATTATTATCCAGATGTAAAATGCATAGTCAAAGGGTATACCGGAGAAAATATTTATTTGCAATTGAAAGATGGCCAGATGAAGAAGGTTAGTATTTACTTGATTAGGCATGTGGAGTACATGGACTCAGCGGAATGGTACGTTAAAAGAAAGCATAAAAAAAAGCCAACCTTTTAAAGAAGGCTTTAACTCTTATAATAAAACCCCTCTTTAGGGGCCAGATGGAGCGGCGTACTTAAGATACGCTTAATTTCAATAATCACTTTCATCTGTAAACAGTGTAAGTCTCCTTACCTGTGACCAAATTGTACTACACTTTATGGTAAATGTAAACAATTATGTTTAGAAATCTTTCTAAGTTTTCTATTTTTCAAAACATACGATGCTCTCAGCCTATTTGCTAAAATATCTGCAGCTTGTATTAAATAATTGTTTGAAGAATCGCAATATTCTGTTTGTATTAAACATATATCATGAAATATTGGCTTATGTATTTTGCCATAATTAAAATTTATAATGCCCCTAGAAAACTCTTCTTTCACACTCTCAGAAAACCCGTAGAGACCATCCGTGGCAGTGCCTTGCTGATCAATTAAAAAATGAAAGCTAACGGGTTGTTCAGGATCTATAAGCTTTTCATTAATTAGATTAACGACTTTTTCTTTTATCGCTCTTTTCAACGCATAATCTTTATATCTTGTCCTGCTCTTTTTGTCTAACATTATGGAGTCATAAATACTTTCATTTTTAATACAGACTCCAAAACTATGGCAGTCTTTCAATATATTAAATAAAGCTCTTTTATGTTTGTTTTCTAATTCTGCGGCTTTATATTCCTTGTTCCAGACTAATTCAGCATCAATTTCTTTCAATAATGTTCTGTACTTTCTTTTAGCATCTTCTTTACTTTCTTTATCTAAAAAAATGTATCCAGCATAAATAAAATACTGTTCATTTCTATGTAAAACTCCAGAATCATCCACGTAAACAGTTATATTTTGCAAAAGAAACGTTCCTTCCTTATAAGAGTTGATATTATTATATCACAATCGCTCACACCCACCAATACAAAATAAAAATCCCCCACCGATTAAGGTGAGGGGTATTTTTATACTTTTAGAATCTATTCTGATTTAATCTGCGCTGCAATTCTTTTACGACTGCACTGTTCGTCCTGCTGATAGCGCCAGTGACTGGTGTACCCATGCGACGCTGTAAGGCTCTTAATGTTAATGGGCCAAACAGTCCGCCACGTTGGTTAGACGGAAGATTTAAGCGTCTCTGCATCTCTCTAACGACCATTGAACCGCCAGAACCAAACCGTACAGCTGCAATATTTTCGGTTATGGCTGTGCGCTGCTGTCCACCGATTGCTCCCGTTACTTGAGTACCTAAGACTTGTTGGAGTCGCCTAGTCGTTGCCGGACCGAATGACCCATCAATGGCTAGTTGAGTAACCTGTGGTCTAGGTGCTGGCTTAGGAGTCGATGACGGCCGTACAACTGGCTGAGGTGCTGGACCACTGACAGCAATCGGAATCTCTATATCTTCGCCTACTCGAATTAAGTTAGGATCAGACAGCTCGTTAAACTTCGCCAATTCTGCCGCTGTGGTATTGTACTTTTTAGCAATGGCGCTTAATGTGTCGCCGGCCTGCACCGTATAGCTGTGACCTAATGGCTTAGCTGGTTCTTTCGCCGGCTTAGAATCTTCAACCTTAGCGTTAATAATGGCTTCAACTAGTTTCTTAGCATACTCGTCTGTTCGCTGAAGCATAATATCAGCGTCTGTTCTGTTCGTTCCGAAACCTAATTCCAGTAGTCTGTATGTGATCCCGTTGTTTCTGGCCACGTTGACATTAAATAGGTTACTCCTTCCACTGATGCCTTGGTGTCCTCTGTGAGTAAATCTAAGGCCTACCATGCTGCCGATTGCATCTCTGATGCGTAAGTCCATGTCATCTGGGGAGTAGTCAGAATGGATAATGACATGGCCACCTCTGGCTTGGTTAGTGAAGGCATCAAAGTGGAACTCAATGACTTCATCTGCTTTGTGCTCATTAACCAATTGGACTAAGTTACCGTGATTCGATACCTTCTTTTCATCGTAGAAAATGACTTTTGCGTCTTTCGGGACGTACTTCTTCATGAGTGGAAATAGGTTCTCCACCATGTACCGGTATTCACCCTTAGTGATAAATCCAGTTGCACCCGGATCAAACGAACCGTCTCTTTGGTGTCCGTGTCCTGCAATGATTAAATATACTTTACTCATATTTTACTCCCCTTTCGCTGATTTAACACTTTTCACACTGTCGTAGAGACCCGAACTCGCTGCACCGCTCAACAGTCCGGCCAGCCCATACAGGAATAAATCGTCTCCGCCAGCTAATGCGAATACCACTCCAACGGCAATACCTAGGCCAATACTGATAAACGGTAGCCACCGCTTGTTTAGATCTGCTGTCTTAAATAGCTGCACAAAAATAGCAATGACCGGAGCCATTACTGCTGATAGTGCTACCGCTTCATTTAGTACTGTTTCCATTACTTACATGCTCCTTTCCTTTTTCAATCGTTCAATAATTATATCCTTTTCTGCTATGATTCTGTCTCTTTCCGCCACCTGATCGTCCAACCGTTCGATTTCTTTGTAGGCCCGATCCAATAAGTTAATATCATTGCTTTCTTTCTCGCTTACTCGGGTAAATGCACCTGATATAAGCGCCCCAATCACTGTACTACTTAGTACCATTCCAATTACTGTACTTACATCCATTAGTCATAATTCCCCCTCAGTGATACTCGCAAACAGACGGCTAATATGAATCCATTGAACAAGTAGCCACTGTTGGGGTATCCTGACCCGAAGCTAAATGTGAGCGCCAAAACGAACAGACCACTCCATAGGCCGGATAACGCCCATATACCTACCTTTCTCATCGGCGTGTAATCCGTCAGTATACCGATCAGCTTAATTGCTCCAGCAAGTACTAACAGCGCACCAATCAATCGATTTGGTAAAGGATGGAAGTACGGCTCTGTGATTGTGATTAAATACCCTTCGACTTGTATGATAAATTGGCCGTACAGAATACTGAATACGGCTAGAGTTGTATCGAAAAAACTAGGGCGCCTCTTTTTTGCTTTTAACATGTCTTTTTCCAGTTGCTTATTTGTCATTTTTCACGCTCCTTTCTTTGTGCATAATAAAAGAGCCACTCAATGAGCAGCTCTTGCTTTTTTATTCTTTTCATTTAACCGACAGTATGGTTCATCGATTACGCAATATCACTTTCACACAATTTACAGTGATTGTTCAGGTTCTAAAGCCTCATCTACTTCTCGTTTTGACATATAATTGTATCTCTTGTACTGCTCGTACAATAAAATTAAATCACCAACACTTAAACATCTGTTTTTCATTTCTCTTATAAAATCTTCAGGACTTAAATGCCCATTATTATTTTCAATCATTTTCTTCTCCTTTCGTAATTTACAGCGATTGTTCTAAGTGGTTATTTCGTAGTTTGCTTCAACGATTAGGGTTGCTCTTTTGATTTCTCTGACTGTTCTTCTTCCTCTTCGACAACCATTTTCTTTTTGTTTTCCTCTATCTCCGCCAACCGTGCCGCCACCGCTTCTCTGTAAACGGGTGGGACTTGTTCCAGTGTCATCATGTCAATGCTTATACGTACAGCCAGGCTGTTAGTGAGTATCACGTTCAGTTCCATTGTTAAACCCCCTCTACTGTGATTTGCGGGACCCCGTTGACAATCTTGATAGACCACTTGTAAAACTTCCCTGTCACATCATCTTTGATAGTGTAGCGTGAGTCATAGAACTTGAGTGACTTATTCCCGTTGGGTCCAGGTGCGTCAAACTCATAGGTCAGGAAGACTAAGTCTCCGTCAGATAAACCAGGGTGTGTGAAACTGTTACCGGTGATAACCGCTTTGGACACGTCCAGTTCTACCTCATTACCTGTCATGAAGTCCACTACACTGAGTGATTCCAGTGATTTGATAGCATGCGACGTGTTAGTAGTGGTTAATCCACCAAAGTACATGCCTGCGTCTGCTTGATACTGTTCAAAGTAGACCGTTCCTTTAGGGTGAGCAATGACGTTACCTGTAGTGACATTTTTGCGGACTATTGGTTCTTCTAGTTGGTAGTAGATTCTGGTTCCTGCTAGGGCTGTTCGGGCCGCTGCTAAGGTTGTGTTTAAGGGGAAATTAAAATCTAGTCTACCTCCATCAGCTAAGTTAGTTGCATAGAGGTTTGGAACATAATTTCCATCTATACCAAAATGTATTTCTGTCCAATTAACTACTAGAAAACTACCTTGAATGCCTGGTACAGCGTTTATTGTTCTTGAAGGCAATCTATCAAATAAGACATGGGCTTGACTGTAGTTGGTCCTAGGTAGAACACGTATAACGTCCCCCTCAACCAACGTATGCTCCCCAACCCTCTGAATAAAGTCCCCATCTGCGGTAATCTCATCAGCTACTCCGTTAGGTAAACGGTTGAGTTTGACAGGTTCTACGTATTGGACAGTTTCTGTGTAGGGCTCATAAGGTGATGTAGACCGTACCCGTCCAGGTGTGAAAGACTTTGTGCCGTTGAAGTAGTTGTCAAAGATGATGTCACACTGTTCTTTGGTCGGTTCATTGCCTGCTCCAAAGATTTGGGTGAGGTTGATAGCTTGAATGTAATCCAGCTCGAGTACCTCTCCTACCAAAAGAGGTGCATAGATACGCATTATTGTATTGTTAGTAATAGTGCCTATACCGCTATTAATCTGCCATTGACCCGTAGACCCTGAATACGACCAACCCGCTTGACCATCATATAGTTGTAATCTAGTACCAGCAGGCGCACGGTATCTTGTACCGATGTATACTTTGGAACCTATTGGTTGGATGAATGAACGCTGAGCACCTGCTGTGGGGTTGTCAGTCACCGCCCGTACTTCTAGTATTGACCCATTTACCGTAATGGTTGAGCCGGGTCGGGCTGCAAATCCTGTAGTCCCATCACTAAAGTCACCATTCTTAATCAACTGAGTCGCTGTAAACCCTTTAATGGTAGCGTCCAGTGCACCGTTCCCTGCGTTCACGGGTAGACTGGCAATGTTAGCGTTTGTTTCTAGCGTCTGTTTAGCTTCTTGATTGACGTTGACATTAGAGAGGGTGGCGGCAAGGTCTTTTGTTTCTTTAGACGCGCGCGTGACCGCTAATTTGTTGTTGTTGATGTCCTGCTCGGCGGTGTCTAGTCGCTCGTCCTGTTCAGCGTCTCTATCGTCTGCTTTATCTAGCCTTACTCCCAGGGTTTCTTCTTCACCACGAGCCAATATCACCTCTGAATCTTCGGTTACTTTGCTGACCGATTCGTTAAATACCTGCTTAGTTTGTGCCAACTGTGCGGTAACTTCTGTCAACTTAGGCGCATATTCTTCTTCCAGACTTTGCAGTTTCTCGTTGATGTTCGTCTGCAAAACACCCGTTTCCAGCAACTCATGATAGAGTGCCTGCCGTGCTTCTTCATTGCTGATACGCTCATTCTCATTCGTCTGACGTGCCGATTCATTCGCTTGAAAAGTCTGCTGGCGGTTCGATTCATTCGTTTCAAAAGTTGTCTGCCTGTCTGCTTCTGCAGCTACGAAATCGTCGATATATCTTTGTGCCTCCGATGTGAGTGTCGTCCAATCATGGATCATAACCTCTGTGGCTACTTTTCCGTCCAACCCAGATTCGATAACAAATTCAAATTTAGGTGTCGCTAATTCTCTTTGCCCAACTGTGACGATGAGTTGTGCTTGCGCTGTACCTGAATGTTTCCCTTCGTTGTCTTTGAGAACATAGCTGAATTCAGTACCATTTCTTGTCACGTCCGTTACCTGATAGAACGACCCATCTCGCATATATAACAGCACTTCTGCACTCGCACCTGACAAGTCACTTTCGGCCATGTCTTTCACGTCAAATATCAACTGTGCGCTGTTTATATCGTTCGTATAGACCAAAGGCCTCTTCATCGTTATAAGCCTATCTGTGGACGTTAGAAACGTCTCAAATCGTATGTCTTTAATTGCCACGGTTTATCCACTCCTCCCTGTACGTTATCTAGTGCCATTATTTTTCCTCATCTGTATTTTCGTTATCATACGCATCTTCTAGCGCATCGATTAATGTTTCAAAATCTTCATCCTTCAAGTCATCACCGGCTTTAAACTCATCATTGATGACTGCGTTGTAAAACGATTTAATTTTGCTCTCATGCTCAACTAAATCAATGCCGATTTCTTCATCAAGCAATTCTTGAATCTGTTCGTTGACTTTCTTTTGAGCAGCTTTGTCATTCTTATACTTATCAATCCAGACGACTTTGCCTTGACTGTCTTGTTTATAATTTCCATCTTCTGTCTTTTGGAAATAGTCATCACGTATAGCATTTAAATCTTCGACATATTCTTTGTCTTTTTCTTTCAGTGCCTTTTGCAGTCGTCCTTTACCGCGTCTTGGTTTATGACCTTCAACAACAATTTTATCCAAAGCATTATATACTGGCACGACATCTTTATTTCTCAGTTTGATCGTTTTCATTAGGCTACCATCCTTTTCAATTCTTCTACTTCATTTTCTAATCGTTTAATTTTTTCCTCGTTTGTTTCAGCTTTGATTAATGCTGCGCTAGCTATTGAATTATTATTCTTCTCACGTTCTGCTAATTGTTGAATCGCATGAGTGTTCATCATAATCTGCTTAGATGAATTAATCGACCAAGTATCTGATTGAGCGTCATACAAAGCTAAATCTGGCGTATCTTGTGCGATCAAACCTAATTGACGACCCAAGCGAGCGTTTTTATCTTCATCAATCCAATTGAAACCAACAATTCTCCACGTCCGGATAGCTTCTAACGAGTTAATCGTTGTATCACTGATATCTCGCTTTAACCTTTCATCTGACTGGTTCGTGATTACATTACCTTCCATGGAGAGTGTTCGGTGCATATACGCGTGTGTGTTGTCGAACCACAAGGCAGTGTTAGTGTTGCTCGTTCTTAGATGCAGGCTCGTACCCGCATCAATTCGTAATTGGGAATTACTAGATAAAGAGTAAATACTCCCTCCATGGTTGAAATAAATCCCATAGGGATTAACTATATTCCCCCCAGATAACCGCAATTCGGCATCCACCATTACGCTACCGCTAAACCTAGCAGTTGGCAACGTGCTACCACCTGTAGCTCCAACATGACGAAAATCATTAGTTCTGACATAGGTTTCACTCGAACCTGGGAAGATATCCAACATAGTACGTCTCACATTGCTTGATGCGGTTCCTATCATAGCCGATATAGCAAAGTTAGTACCTAGTGAGGTTTGGATGTGATAAAACGGTCTAGTTGTTTCAAAATGATACCCGATGTGGCCCAGTGTAGCTCCCGAAGGATTGCGAACACCCATTATTCCGTTCTGAATGTACACCTGACTGTTATCGGGAGCAATTGATGATATGCCACTCCCCGATATTGATACCGAACCACCTGCGGCAGAGTTCCACCCACTGCGAATAAATTCAGATGTGTTGCCAACTAAATTGTTCACGTTCACGTTGATTAAATTAACATTCGCTGCATTTAGTGTCCCAACAGTAAATTTCGAAATGTCCATGTTCGGGGCAAATATGGTGTCAGTGACCGTGAATGTTCCGTCTACAATCGTATTACCGTCCAAAACAACATTCTCCCCGAAAATCCGTACGCCTTGCGAACTCGCATTGATTCCAGTAACTAAATCATCATTGCTTTTAATTCCCAACACCCAACTGTCGGCAACTTGAGTGACCGTTGTTGATAATGAATCTAATCGATCAAAGACGCCCAATCCAGGCACGAGACTTTCGCCCCGAATAACTACGGACGATGGTGATGTGTTGCGGACGGTTAAAATGGACATATTTTGATTGGGTGTAAATTCGATTCTGTAATACGTCCTTCCGTCCAAAGTGTTGACGACTTCCGGTACGCCATCTGCCCCTTCAACTCTTACACTTGTGGCATTATCTACTGATTGGCTCACGGAGAACGTGAACTCATATCCTGTACCTATAGCCATCGGCTTAGATAACGAGAGTGTTATTGTAGCGTTAGGTGGTATGAATCTCTGTGTTTTATCTGTTAGTGTGTCTTCAGTTCCCCGTTCTAGCTGACTAGATACTTCCGTCTGGATAATGCCACTGCTTTGCACAATGCGAGACACGTTGCTGTCAATGTCATTTTCCGTAATCCCTATGACACGTTCGTATAAATCAGCTTGTTCAACGATGCGCTGATACCCGACTATTTCAGCCTCAGGCGTTGTCTTGATACTAGCGATTAGTTGTTCGTTTCTTTCCGCCGTTTGAACTAATGTATTGTAACCAGCAATTGTTCCCGACGGATTCGAGGTCACTTTAGCTATTTCTGTAGTGATACTACCTTCTACTCTATTTATTTCTTGTTTGACATAGGCAACGGTCGGTAATTCGTCAACATTCGATACCAGTTCATCAATGCGGTCACCTACATTTGCCTTGATCTGATTGACGATGTTCTGATTCATCTCGGTAATCCCTTCGATGCCTAGACCAGCAAGTATGCTGTCAGCATCTAATTGCAGCAGGTTCGAATGGTCTCTTGCTTGTTCTGCTATACCTTTAGCGTCTTCGATGCGCGTGTCGATTTCACTATTAACCGCTGTCGACACAACTAATTCCCAAATGGCGCCATTCCATTGATACATTTCCATTTCGCCGTCGCCTACGGGTTTGTACCATAAGTCGCCCACTTTACGTGCAAGGGGTTCGGTCGGACCTCTAAACACTGAGTTTTTCCCGTTTGCAGCAGTTTGGATGATGTTCAGTCGAGTCGACACAGGATCTAAACGTCTTTCAATCGTCGTATCGATGCTTCTAGATAAACTCGCTCTAGATTCGCCTACTTCTATTTCGTGATATCTTTCTAAAAGGACGTCCCAAGTAGCTGCGATTATTTTTGCCTTTCGCACGATATCTAATTTCTCAAAATATATATCGACCCAATCACACAAATTTATTTCTTCTACGAGTTTCAAATGTTTGTAATCTAATGTTTTTGATAAATCGATAAACTTAACTTTTAAATTAACTCTAGGCACACCAACATTATTTTCCTTAATGTAACGCTGCGCCCTTGTTCTCAAGCTGTCCGCCGTCTTAATGTCTTCATCCGAGAAGTCAACGGTTAGTATTTTACGACGTGCATAATTAGCGACATATTCGCTATCTATAAAATACTCAGGCAAGGTAATTAATTCTTCCTCGCCGTCATCGTTATAGATAACTGAATATGGATAAACCGACGTGTAGGTTGACGCTATTTCTTCCTCTTGTTCCAGTTCGATTAAATTCTTACCGTAAGCTATCAATGCACCTGATTCGTCGCCTCTTTGAGCATATAAGCCTATATGATAGTTATCGAAGCGATACTCTCCCCCGTAAGAATCAAGTATCGAACCTTGAACGCCTCCCAACGCACGTCTGGCGTTTTCGACTTTATCTATAGACCATCTGCCGCTACCTTCAGTCTGTATGTCAGAATAGACAGTAAACGGGTGGGAATCTACTAAGTTACTTCTCCATGTAGTTAAAGCACTCTGAGCATTGCCGTTATAACTAACATCTGGCCTTAGTTGCAATTCTTCTGAATGATAAGAAACATGATTGGCGTATACCGTGACGATACCTTTTGATGGTTTAGTGATTCTTTCGATCTTGAACCGTTGATCTTTTAAGTTATTACTTGCATCAACTTTAATTACTCTATCATTTTTCAACTCATTAAAGCGTATGCCATCAATCGGATATTGCATAATAAGATAAAATTGTCCGTTTCGTTCTTCTGTGACTAGAGCAGAAGTTGCATCTGACAAAACACCTAGTCCGAGTGTGGAGAAGTCAGCCTCATTCGCTTTATAAAGTATTGGGTAACTCATGTGATTGCTTCCCACCTCGTTTCTATTTCTACATTAGTTACATTTCCTGACCATGTTATTCTGTTCTCTCCTGGATTCAGCAGTGGGAATAACGGTCTAACTGCACTTATTACCTTATTGTTTGCTGGGCGATTACCTTTAAATGCGCTCATTGCTTCTGAATCAACCTCAATGTATTCATCGACGCTACGCAGAATCAGCCAATCTGCACCATTATTTCGTAGTGTAATATCTCCAGTACCTGTCACTCTTAGATACGGCTTAGACACTCTTTTTTCGGGGTTATACAGTGTTTCTCCATTTTCCAACGCTAAAGCAGATCCTTCCGGACGAAATTTGTAAGGTTTTAGCCGGAAATTTATAACAGTCCGTCCATATTGCTTTAATGTTTCTTGTATATTGAATTGCTCATGACAAATTGCTACATATTCATAATCAGGAGATCCGCTGAATCTCAACTTATGCCACCCAACATCATTTCGTAGCCACTCAGAGATTTTAGTGGCCGCATCATCGACGCTCATATTGTCCGGCAAATTTATGACTACAGGGATAGGAAAAAGAACGCCTTTTAGTCGTTTATTGTCAACAGCAAGCTCTCCATCTTTGCCTAGCACCTCAACAAATTCGATATCAGATTCGGGAGATGGATAAGAAATGTCGTAAACAATTCTCATGTACATATCAAGGCTGTTAACGCCGTTGTATTCAAACCATACCTGATTAGTCATCTAACCGACTCCTTTCTCGATTCATAATCCATGCGGCTTCTTCTAGTATTCGTGGTATATCGCTATTTGATTGATTCTCAATTTTTTCAATATGGATACTGACACCGTTGTCATTCCTAATAGTCTTAGATTGACTCACTGGAGTTGACTGTACTGCGTTAGCGGAAACAGCCATTCGTGAAGTACCTAAAGCAAGTTCAGGAGTCGTTACTTTCATCATGTTGCCAGTCATTTTATTCAGAGCATCATAAACGACTTGTGCTTTGTCTTCGATTCCGTCTGCTATCCCCTCAGGAATCCATCGCCCTACATCGTCTTTCATGACTCGTGACGGACTATTGATCCGTAGGGCTCTTTGCATCGTAGACGCTACGCTTGCAGCTATATTATTAGCTGTGGCTATTACTCTGGCTCTACCGGACAGAAGACCGGCATTCAACCCGCTCATCGCACTGACACCGATAAATCTAAACCGGCCAGGTGTACTACTAAACGGTGTGACAAGTTGAGTTGATGTCATATTCATTAATCGTATCTGTTGAGCTGATCCTGTTCGCAATCTATCGAACATTTGTTTCATAGCGTTCTGCACTACAGGTGGCAACTGTTTGAGTGACCGCTCTATATCTTTTACCGACCGGTCATAATCTTTAGTGATGTTCTGGAAGTTACGAGCGGAATCAGTCTGAATATTCTGCAGCATTTTTTCAATAGCCTGTATGACTTTAGAAGTTCCATCGTTGATACCTAAAGCCAACCCTTCAGCGATATTCACTCCAAATTCTTTAAATACGGTAGACGGGCTGTTGATTCCTAGAGTTGCCTTAGTTGCATCTCTCACATCTTCACCCATTCGCTCGGATGCTTTTTCAGCTTCGATTGATTGCTGACTAATTCCGCCAGCCAGCCCTTCAGCTACATTTCCACCTAATCCTTCAAAGTCAGCTGATTTAATCTGATCAGCCAGAGCCGATTCAGTATCAGTCACTAAATGACCAACAGCATCCATTACTCCTGATTCTCCAATGCCTAATGACTTACTCAAGGCATCCGTGGCGACATCTCCACCCTCAGCAAAAGCAGTGCTCAGGCGTTCTAATTCCTCGTCAGAAGCATTGACTAGAGCATTAACGTGTCCCGCTGATTCTGGCCCCGCTGCTCTCAATGTTTCAAGCAATCCTTCATCAATCCCACGATCTGCTAGAATAGCTATGTTATCTGACCAGTCAGCGATAACTCGCTGGTTCTCTTCTAAATTAGCCGCCATTTCAGAAGCTGTTATTTCAACTTCGTCATTTAAAGTATCGAACATATTAGTAGCGGCACTTTTGTAGTCTTCCCAAGCGGATTTCATAGATTCAACTGTCTGCTGTTGTGACTCGGACAGATCATCAAAGAGAATTGTTTGCCGACCAACGCTGTCTTCAGTCGCATTGGCAATATTATCCATGGCTGTAGAAAGCTGCTCTTCAGTCTGCTCATACTCTGTTCGGAGAGTTTGTTGACGTTCTTCTAGAGCCCCTTGAGATTCATTAAGTTGATCGACTGCTTCGCTGTGCTCTTTTCCTCTAACAGTCCCTTCTTCGAGTTTCTGATTCCATTCTTCACGCAGTTTGTTTGTTTCGGCTAGTTGTTGCTCGACTTCTGACTGCTCTTTTGCAATTTCAAGTAATCGTTCTTGAGCTGCTGTTCCAGCTTCTTGTTCTTTCATCAAATCGAGTCTTGCTTGAATTTGTTCGTTAGACATGTTCATCATGTCTGCTTCTTCACTGTAAGAGAGGTTCAACCCTTCAACTTGACCATTCAACTGCTCAATATATGATGCTAATAACTCTTTTTGAGCGGCCGACTTGTTCTCTTCTTCAGATAAGTCTGCAATTCTTTCTGCAAGATCTCTATTAGCCTCTGAATTCGACTCGATTCGTGATTGATTCTTTTCATACTGTTTTGATGAATCATCTAAAGAACTTGTCATTGAATCAGTAGCTTCAGCAAGATTTTCAGTCTCTCCTGCTAATCGTTCGCCTTCTTCGGTAGAACGGTTCAGCCATTTGACTAGTGCGACAGCTCCTGTAGTCAGTAATCCGATCCCGGCAATCACTAGTCCTACTGGTCCAGTAAGAAATGTTAAAGCGCCTGATAGTACAGCTATTGCCTTTGTCTTAAGCGCTACTGCTACGGTGGATGCTTTAATTCCTCCAGTGAATATCCCTATGACAGCAGTTCCTACCGATATAGCCCCGCTTTGAGCTGCTTTAGCGACCGTATCCGCATTTGTAGCGGTAGTATTAGCGACTTGTGCAGCCATTTGAGCTTTTGTGACTACTGTCAGCGCTTTTCTTGAAAAGGCAGCAACTGACAGTATCGCTTGATTGGTAGCAATAGCAGTATTTACTTTATTGATCACACTTAAAGCTACGTAAGCTGCTACTAATCCCATGATAGCCGGAGAAAGAAACTCCACTACCGGAATCGTAGACTTCACAGCATCGTAAAAGAATTTAAAGTACGGTATGGAAGCAGTAATCGCACCATTAATGACATTGAATGCGGCGGCTATAATATCTTTTGTAGCGTCCAAGTTTTCAGCAATGTTGTTTCCTGTAACCTCTTTAGAAAGATTATCCAGTGCTGTAATCGCTCCTGCGACACCGTTTGCTATCGCTGTACGAATATTAGCCATAGATGTCGCAATACCAGCACTTCCAGTCATTGCTCGTTCTGCGAATCCATTTACTGCTCCATCTAGCTCAATAATTTTTTCGTTAAATTGTCTGAACGTAATATCTCCATTTTTGAGAGCTGCATACAAGTCGTTCTGAGCAGAAGCGCCCGCAAATCCAAATGCTTCAGCTACTTCATTGAGTGCCAGCCCCATGGTTTCTTGCAACGTTCTCCATGACTGAAGATCCACTTCTCCTTTAGATAGCATTTGCAGATATTGTTGCAAACCACGTTGAGCATCAGTTGTGCTGGATCCAGAAGCTAAGAACGCATTGTTAAGTGCAAGCGTGGTATCTACTGCACCATCCAGATCCTTAGTCATGACTGCAATTCCTCTAGCAGTTGACACAACGTCTTGAAGTGGAGTAGGCAGGCCTGTGACTCCATCTCTTAAACGCTCAACAGCATCAGTTGATTCATCTACCCCGAATCCAACTTGTTCCATAACTTTAGGAAATTGATTCATCGTATCAAATCGCTTGATTGCAGTATCCATTGAAGATGCAAGTAATTGAAAAGCTGCTGCTCCAACTTTAACCAGCCCTAAAGAAATGACTAAATCCTTTATCCCTCGTTCTGTTTTCTTCGCACCTTCGCCAGCTCTGCCAGCGTCCTTTTCAAGCCCTCTTAACCCATCAGAAGCGACTTCCACCTGCTTGCCGTCAACTTCTATTGCTATTTTAACTCTACCGTCTGACATCTAGTCCACCTCCTCTTCGTCATCATCTTCTTCTAAGCTGTACATCTCTTGTAGTCGCTTCATATTCTCTTTGTACTCTTTTGATTCGCCTTCTTTTGGTTTCCAGCTACGAATACTAATTACTTGTTTCATAATGGTATTTTCAGGCAGTCCATTCAGTAGCGCTTTGAACTCTTGCCAGTGCAGTTTTGATTGTTCGGAAAATAAATTCATGCCGTAAGCTTGCAAAAAAGACGCATAGATTAACTCTGCGTCCTTCTCCAAACTGATGAGCTTTTTTTCTTTCTTCTTTGGCATTGGATTTCCTAAAATGTCATATTCCGTAAACTGTTCATCGACTGGATTTAAAAACGCATCATAGACATCGTTCCACACCGTCATGTACTCATCTTGCTGAATGACTCCCTCTCCAAAAAGCAAAATAAGGCAGATTTCAGCGAGTTCAAACTCGTAAAGGTTAGGAGTAGCTAAGGCATCAAAAACGTCTAAAATGTTGTCGAATGATAGGTCTATGGGTATGTTATTACCTCTGTACTCATAGGTAGTGATTAAAGGGTCATTCAATTTCATAAATCACGCCTACTTCTGCTTTTGTTTCTTCTTATCCAATATGGCCGCTCGTTTTGACGAGTATTGCTGGACACGTTCAGCTTCCTGCTCGTTTATTTTGTCAGCTACTGATTTCCCGACAATATCCAGAACTTTTTCCAACGCAATAATGTCTGGAATATCAGCATAAAGCTGTTTGAATGTTCCTTCTCCAAACATCAGGTCATACTGAATCGCTATGAACTCTTTATTGACATCAAATGCAGTATCCATGTCTTCCACATTGACTGTTTCGATCGTCTCTTCATTAATTTCTTCCGGAAAATGAACATGTTCTGCTTTTTCTCTAATTTCTTCGAGTCGTTCTTTAGCAATATCATCGATATTGAAGAACCGTTTCATGTTCTCGAATGAACTGTCAAACCACAGCTCAGTTGATCCAATCTTAACCGGAAATCCCGTCCGTTGAATCGGTATATTAATAACTTCTGTCATGCTTTATCTCCTCCTTATGTAAAGAAAAGAGAGGATATTCCCCTCTTATCCTGCTGGTGTCCCAGTTAAGTCAGTCGCTTCCGGAATCTTGTCGAAACGGATATTGCAGCTGAATGTTTCATCTGCTGTCGCATCACCAGCGCCTGCTACGATAGCAGAGACCGTTGCCCGTCCGACCCATTCTTTCTTACCATCTGATCGGACCACTCTGTGCCAAATCTTACGGCCGACACCGATCTTATGTTTCAATCCTGCAATCAATTCCTGTGCTGGATCTTCCGGATCGTAGTATCCTTCTGGTGTATAAGCTTCGGCCACTGATGTAATGGTCAACTCGGGTGTTCCGTCGCCGTCCATGAACCCTACTTCTTCTGTTCCTTCAGTTGTTCCATCTCCAATTGTTGAGATCCATTTAGCAAGTCGCAGCCATTCTGTTCCTGGTTCTTCTACTCCGGGAGTATACGCTTGTACATAATGTTCACGCATTGCATTTTTATTTCTAGGCATCTTTTATTTCCTCCTCATATACTGTTATGTTCGCTTGTAAATCTAATAAAAAAACGAACCAACCCTGATCATCAAGTTGATTGATGTAAGGCATGTTCGTTATGGTTATATCTTTAAATTCGAAACTGCCATTGCTACTATCAAGACTGTTTAAATGACTTAATTCCTTTTGCACTTTCCAAAGTACGTCGCTTATTTTCTGTTGTGACCTTGATTTCATTGCTATTTCATAATTTAAACGTTGATCAGACACACCGTCCATATACTCCTGCAATATAGTTGATCCTGGCAAAGGATACAGAGCAAGTGATTCGACAGCATCCAAGTATCCAAGTCTGGACTGGATAGGCATGGCCGGTATTGCGTTTATTTTGTCATTCAGTCGTTCGATAAAATCCATTACCAACCAGCCCCCATCATAAATACTCGAATCCAATCATTCATAAATAACCCTGACGCTTTTAAGTCCCATCTCGGACCAGTGCCAGGCGTCGTGTAGTTTGAATGCTGATCATAAAACATCCGTTTCGCATACGGCGTGACCCATTCGATCGAGTTGTTTCCGTAAGTCACATGTCCCGTCATTCTCAAGATCCCTTCACGCATCGGGACAAAAGGATTCATATCAGCTAGCATCTGATTAGCTGCAAAAAATTGACCCGTATTAATAGCAGAAGAACTTAACTTAGCATACGGCACTTTCAAATCCACCTCGACCCTAACCATCAAACCACCTCTATTTCATATGAATAGAGTACTTTCTGGTAAGGCTCATAGATTGGAATAACCTTTATGATCGTATGCTCTGTTTCATCAAATATAACCTTTGATTGAGCCTTGAATTCTGGCAAAGGTGTGGTTATTCCTTCATAGCAGAAAATCAACGCGTTGTAGAGCAACTGCTTACCGGAAGTTGTCGAGCTGTATTCAGAACCACGGTCAATTCGACAGTGTTCAATGGATACTGGCTCTTTATACTTGGGTTCTGACCAGCTGTTTAATCCGTCATATTCCTGATAGGCGAACGAATCAATACAGAACTCTATAGGAGGTTTTGGAATCATGTTACCTCACTCCCCGATACAGCAGTCCAGTGCCTTGCAAATACAAAAAAACATCCTCTGCAATCAGCGACTTACTTTCATTCGATCCACTAGGGTTATACCGGCTTGAGTTTGAGACGCTCGTTCTCCCTGCAGAAAACGTCTGTGGTGCGCTGTTTATTCTTTCGAATGTCGTAGCACCTAAATCATTGAAATACTCAATTTGAGAGCATAATGCCAGTTTAAACTGGTCTCTGCGAAAGGGGTTATCCTGTTCTATGTCATTGAACTTATAGTAGTTGCTGGTTTCAGCATCTAAAACGGCTGAAGCTTTTGGTAGAAGCTTCTTAAAAGCATCTGCCGTTACTTCTGTGCTTAAATCCGTCAATTGTTGATATTCAATAAACGTAAGATACGGCATGCTAGTTCCCTCCAATCAAAAAAGAGGAGGGCTATTTGTCGCCGTCCTCTTCGCTTTTGTCGCCGGACTTATTGTCAGCATCGTTGTCTGGACCGTCTAAGCGTTCCATGACTTCGTCAATGCCGTATTTCTCTTTGATATTCTTTTGAACTTCATCGGATCGTTTGACCGTCATTTCAAACTCTTCGTCTTTTTCAAAGGTTTTCTTCTCTTTTGTGCCTTTGAATTTGATTAATGCTTTAAATTTAGCCATTATTCACACCTTACCCTGCAGGAGTTGGTTCTGTTTGTGACGTCTGAGGAACAGTGTTGAAAACGAACTTAACCACACGAACGGCTTTAGGCTCGTACACTCTTTCCCAACGTGCGCCAGTATTGATTTCAGCATTAGTAGGGAACTCGTTCATCACTCCACCTTCATTCCACTTGACACCTCTAGGGTGTAGGATGAAGATTTTACGGTTGATCAACGCTTCTTCACCAGAATAAGCTAACGGATTACGATCAACTTCGGTCTGAACGATTCGAGGATGTGAACCGTTACCTAATCCAATCGCTCCCTGACCAAAGATGTACATTTCAGCTTGCCCATTGGCCGTGTTATAAGCCATAGAATCATCTACCGTCACTCGCTTACCGTTGAAGTACGGAATCGGACGACCTTGCTCTGATTGAGGGACATAATCGATCAGATCTTGTTTACGCAGCTCCGTTTCAACAGCTGAGTGCATCATGACTCCTGTCAAAGCTTCTTTAGCATCTCCCATTAATTGAGTCGCATCTAGGAACGTGCTCATATTAATTGTTCCAGCGTCTCCATCTCGTCCGGTAATGTCATAGACCTTCTCAGACATAGATGAGCTTTTGAACACTCCACCCAAAGTAGCCAGTAGGTTACGCTGCATATCTCTAGCCCAGTAAGCTGATACTAGGTCAGCAATTGCGTTCATCGGATCAGACCCTGCAAGTAATGCAGACAACCCGTTTGCTCCCCACGCATTAACTCGTGCATGTTTGCGTGCTACATCCGAGCTGGCAGTGATCTTCCCGATATTCATTTCGCCTTCATTACGCATAACTTGAGACTCATCATTACCCAAATCATTCCAGAAAGGCATATTAATCAACGTGTTTGGTCCACTAGCTAAATTATCGAATTCAGCATCGTTAGTAATGATTCCACTCTGAACTAATGCAGACAGCTCCATGGTTCGTTGAATTGTGTATGGAGTAAAAATATCCGGTTGAATTACATCTTGTAATCTTGTGATATTTAGCATTTTACATCATCCTTTTATAATTATTTCCCAGCTTGAGATTTGAGCTGCTTATAAAGCTCTGGGTTTTCTTTATACAGCTTGCCCTGCTCGGTTAAGTTCCAGTTTTCCTTAGAGAAAGGATTAACCGTTTGTTTGCCCCCGTTTGGATTACCAGGGCGAACAATCGTTGGTGTATCATTATCGGCTTGAGCAGAAAACTGAGGATACTTTTTAATGACTTGCTCAATGGCCTTATCCATCGTTGTATCATCAGTGACTAGTCGTTCAGCTAATGCAATCACATCCTCAACTGAATCGCCACTAACCCCTGCTTTCATTGCAGAAATCTGAGCTTCGAGTTGAGAGACTGTCTTCGTCAATGCTTCTTTTTCCCCTTGAAGCGACTGCAGAGCCTCTTGTTGTTTCTCTGCCTCAGTCTTTTGAGAATCCTGCCACTCTTTGAATTTCTGAAGACCTTCCTTAGCGTTGTCAAAGTCCTCTATGCCGAGTTCTTTAAACAGCTTTTCTTGAGCCTTCTTCGCTTCTTTAGCAGCAATGCTATTCACATCTTCTTGAGTAAAGGTCTTGCCATTCTCTGGCTTGTCTTCAGGTGTGCCAGTCCCTGTTTCTTTACTCCCGGAATTATCTGAAGCCGGGTCTCCGCTTCCTCCATTACTTCCATCATCAGCTGCAAAGTATTGAAGGTTCATTACTAATCTATCGAATAAACTCATTTTCGTTTCCTCCCTAATGGGTATTTGATCTTCCGTTCTTTATAGCGTCTGCGGATAAAGACAATAAAATAGCCGGCACTCATTGAGTGCTGACTTGTTAAGTATTATTTCGTTAATACAAGACGAGATAGGCTGTTTTCACAGCGATCAACTCCTTTCATTTGTCAGTTTTCGCTGGTTTCAAAATGAAATACAATTCTATCACCGCCTTTAATCTTCCCAATGAATAGAATTATGAATCAACACAAACTTTGCATGCTCTAGTGCACCTACAACTTCTAAACTACCTCCGCCTGTGTGATTAAATGAAGATACTCCATCTTTAACGGTTACGACTAAAGCTTGATCAGCTTTCTCTACGTCTTCTTTAGCTTCTTCCCAAAATTCACTATTGGAAACGCCACGTTCTCTCTTTCGTTTAGCTTCTTCAAACTCACTCACATCATCACTCCTTATCTGGCGGCTTCTTCTGCTGATACCGAATGTACCGCTCCGGATGTCGTTTAATATCGTTCAAAAATCGCTTAGTCAGACTTTCAAACCTCAATAAGCTAATAGCTAACATGGTTGTCTTAAATCGCAAGGTAGGCTTAATTATCGTATAATACGGCTCATTTGGCATAACTTCCTCCTTAGTTGTCATAACTGAAATCTTTTAACAGTGTTTCGAGGGGAACATATACTTTTTCGCGACGATATGACCGGCTGAGATACTCTGCATTTTCTCCTGTCAGATGGTTGCGCATCGCTTTTTGCCTTTTAGCCACCATCTGCTTCCAATAAGCCGCTCTTTCACTTCCCATTTCTTCGGCGACCATCAAGTTCTTCTTATACTTCACTATTTGACGCTCAATATTCCGCTGCTTGGTTTGTGCTTCAGCAATCCGAGCGTTTAACTTGCTGTCATATTGAGGCTGGTTATTCACACTTACACCAGGAATGAATATGATGTGATTATGACGGCAGTTCACACCTCTGTGCCCTCCAGCAGTGCCGTATTCAGCACCCCAGTACGGATCATAGATGCTTTTGTATACGTGGTCTTCAGTTATTTCACTTGGATACCTCAAATCAACAACATTCCCCTGTATCCTTGAACACTCCGTTCGTGCGCCGACATGAGAAGTCACAACTACAGTATGCAGTCCATATTCAGCCATACGCTCTTTTCGGAGTGTGTCAAAGGTGTTCCCAAGCGTAGACTTCAAAACGGTTCTGGTGTACCTCTCTAAGCTCCAAGAGTGACCGCCTTTGTCAATGAATGTAGACTGTATCCCTTTTTGAGCTAATTCTGTAATGGAGCGTTCTACAGCGTCCTCAAACGAATAGAGACCGGTATTAAACATGGCAGTTGTTCGGTTTAACACATCGACATAAGCACGTTCAGCGGTTCCCGTGTAATTCGTAGTGATCAGTGTCTGATTAATATAGTTATCAATGTTACCCCATACTTGATCATGATAAGCCCTCATGATGTTATCTAGGTTGTTCGGCATTGGTTTGGAAGCGTCAGGAACGACCTTGTCTACATCTTCGACGATAGCACCGCCTGCTTCTTCAAACATCTTGCGTATCTCGTATTCGGCGACATCAGTCACTTCAGACAGGAGCTTAGTCACATCATTATTGAATAATCGTAGTTCAGAGAGTTTCTGAGCCTGCCATTGAGTGATGTTCGAATGTCCTTTATTCAAACGCTTGATGAGTATCTTTATGATTTCTCCTTCAAGCGAGTTGTAAAGGTCTGACATGTTACTGGACCATAAGTCAAGCTGCGTAGGAGTAACTTTCGGAAGTCTGCGAGGCATTCAATCACTCCTCAATACCAAATTGACGGCTATTCCTGAATGTCTCTATTTCCATCGGGTCCATGTCTGTTCTTTCTTCGACAATCAAATCCATCCACTCTTCTGCTGTCTTTTTAGGAACTTTAAATATACGTTGAATCGCTTCGACTGATGGAATAAATCCAAATTGCTTGGCTTGGCCGTAGAACCTCAACAGCGCTGACCTATCCTGGAATACACCATCATCAAAATCAACCCCGATTTCCTCAAATGATGGAATTGGACCTTTATATACTTTATAGAATTTAGCCAGTTCGAGTATCGACACGACTAGACCCTTGATAAATTGCTCAACTTCATAGACGTTCTTGTTTCTGGTTCTGTAAGTTAGGTCATTTTCACTCACTATTTCAGTGGCAGTCTTCATGCTGCGGCCATCAAACGAGAACGTACCGACTGACAACTTCAGTTCCATTTCCAGAGTACGGAGTGACTGATTAATTGCTGATATATACTGTTCAGTCCGGATATCATTCGTCACGTCTTTGACAGGGTCTTTGTCATCTCCCATGTGCATCGCTTTATAAACGTTCACATCCGGGTCGAATACCTCTGTTGGAGCATTACCAGCCTCGTCGTAATGTACGTTGACCATAGCATCACTGACAAAGACTGTTCGCTGCCCCATTTTGACTTCCCACCAGAACTGATCATATATGTCATTGATCTTTTTCAACGTGGATATTGCATTATCTGCAATACCTAGACCTAACGGACTGTGAGGATTGATGTTGTTGAAACCAGCTGGCTTTAAATAGTTGAACTGCGGTCTACTCAAGCCCTTGATATAGGTTTGTTCTTCCATCCCCTCATAAAGGTCTTCTAAAGGTACTCTTTTGCCAATCTCTGATTGATTGTCCGATCTATATAATTCGTTAGTGATCACATACAGATCGTCTCCCGTTTCGCTTTTCTCCCATTCATGAAACTCAAGGAGTGTATAGTAGAACGTCTTATCTCCTTCTACCTTAATAGTAGTATCCTTCATCACACCTTCAGGTATGCCGTTGCTGTTCGATCTAAGAGGAAAGAATGCATCAGCAATCGCCCAGGACAACTCTATCTCGTTGTTATCCTCGTTGAAATAAGGACGCGCAGCCAGTCCGCCTAGCGCTAACATCGGTTCCAGGTAGTCTGATAAATTCTTTTTAAATTTGTTATGCTCAAATACATGAGTGATATACTCATGAGCCTGCTTCAATGTATTCTCATTCTCATCTTCATCCGATGCATCAGAGACATAGATATCACATTGCTCATTGAATACGAGACCAGACAGGACATCAGCGCTTAATTTACGCATGTTTAAGCTCATATAGTCTCTTTTTTTCTTGTCTCCATAAGAGTTAACATATTCAACTTTAGGATAATCGCCTTCATATTGGCTAATATTTCGTTGAATTCGTGCTAATTCTCTTGGATCGATATTAACTTTTGGGTGTTCGTTGATTGTCTTTAGTGATTCTCCTGCCAATGCATACCCTCCTCTCTTGAATAAATTTTTAATTGTCTCAATGAGTCCCAAATAACCACCTCCTAAACTTTGAGCTTCAATTCTTTAGCATTCGCTGTACAGAAGTACTGGAATTCATCGACCGTGTGATCGTCTTCTTTAATGACTTTAGGGTCATCAGTATTAAGTGTTTTCTCGTCCCACTGGTATTTTTTATGCTCTTCGATAAATATTTCGTTGTCGTCTGCATATTTCATATCAATAGGATATGGTATTTTGAGATAATAAAAACGCCCCTGAGCCAGAAGATCATGGACGTAGTCAACCATATCTACTTTCTTTTTCTTCGCCACCGGTAACCAGTGCTGGCCATAATCGGCATAGTACTGATTTCTTAAAGCAGCTTCAGCACTATCGATGGTCCTCTTGTGGATCCTGGCTCCTCGCCAGTACTCTTGAGTTGACGTTTTCGTAATGAACTCATGGATGTCCTTGGATAATTCGCTAGGCGCTTTCTTTCTAACTCTGCCGGCTGGACTGTAGTAATACGTATTTAATCTGATCACTTTGCCTTTAGCTGTCAGTCCATAAAATCCGCAAGTCGTCGCCGATACCGAATGCCCTGTGTCCATGGAGTAGAATAGTAAGATGATTCGATCGTCACTAGGTAGCTCGTCTAGCGGTTTGAATAAGTTCATGTTATAGACATTCGCACCAAGACCGACTGGTTCACCTAGGTAAATATATCGGTAATAGTCATAATCATTACTTTTGATTCGTTCGATATCCTTGAGCATCTGATCAGTTACAAATCCTAGTTCATCGTCCAGATAACTGGATATATGCACCAGGTAATCAGGCTCTCCTGTCATCCTGTCCGACCACTCATTTATCCAGTGATACGGATTCCTAGGTGGATTGTAAGACCAGAAGAACTGTACATAAGGAGCCAGCGCATGTTTCTGCCGCATGAACGTGACATTCGACTGGTCAAAGTCTTCTTCATCATTAAATTCAGCAGCTTCTTCATACCAAACCGCTATAATGTCTTCAATATCGTTTGATTTAAGCTTTTGAAAGTCATCCTGGCCATAGAAATAGAACGTGGATCCTGTTCGCTTATGAGTAATCTTAAACGGAGATACAGTCGCTTTAAATCGATTCGTCATACCAAATAATTTAATTGCCCATTGGATCTTATTGAATACCGAGTCACGAATCGTATTCCCGACTTTTCGGACAACAACAACATTCGCTTTTTCGCCCTGCATAATGAAAGCAACCATCATGAAGACTAGCTTTAATGCAATAACAGACGATTTGAAGGAGTTACGGCCGCCCTTTAGAATGTTATACGGCTTTTTTGATGTCCAAACCTCTTTGAAATGAGGATTCACGTTCTTTTGGACGCTAAAGACGGTTCTTTTCTTTTGTTTAAGCATCATTATCGCCCCATTCATCGACAATAACGATTTCTTCAACATCGTCTCCTTGTTCTTTACTTATTCGATCTGCTTCAGCTTTCGTCTTATCTATTTGATGCTGCATAAGAGTCAGTTTTTGTCGTCTCTCGTCAGCTTCATCGGCCATTGATACAAAGCGCTTGATGAGATTTGATAATGTGCTTAGCGCTCTCGACTGAGCATTCAAGAAGCGTTCTTGTTTATCCCAGGCAAATTGAACGGTTAAACTTTCTCCACCGACTCCTTGTCCCCAGGATGATCCTATTTCTTCTTTAGTCATATCGGCCTGATCATAGACATACATAATCTTCTGCGCCCGGATGATAGCCGTATACTGGAACATGATAGAGTCCCAAAGCATATCGGCTTCATTTCTATTTTGAATTGTCTCCATGATCTCCTGTGTTTCATCAGGCAGCCATTTAGCAAATAAACCATGAGTCACTGCGTTTTTATTTCCTGGTGGAGCTTTACCTCCAGAATTTCCTTTTGCGTTCTTATTTCCCTTCATTGAATCGTAACGCTCCTTTTCAAACGGAGCGCTCCTTTTCGTTTCTCCATCCCAATTATCCTGTGACTTCCACTTACGGACAGATGAAGGAGAAGCACCTATTTCTTCTGCTATGTCTTTTAAAAGCTTATTCTTGTTGGACTCTATCCATAACTGGTACGCTTGATCCCGTTTCGGGTTTCGTTTTCTAGGCACATCTCCACCACCTCCACAATCTGTGTTTGTTTTGTAAAATATGTATAAAAAAAGACCCCGCTAGGAGTCTTTTTCTTACTCTGTATCTTCCATCATTGCTGGATATTCAAAATTAGTTTTTAATATCATTTCCGTAAATTTAATAATTCTCTCAGCTTCTTCTCTCGTTGCTATATTGACTTCGTGCGTTGCTTGATTGCCGTATTTACGAATTGCATCTACCCACTTATCGCTTTTAGCTGTTATAAAGTTCTCATCTCTAAGAAAATTCACGTAATATAGGAAATTTTTATCAGTTTCAGCACCAAGCTCAACAGCGATATGCATTAGCAACTTTCTACAGACAAGAAGAACTGCAGTATATGAATTTACAGAAAAAGCTTTTCTTGCTTCATCGTACAACTGAGATACAGTGTCAGAGACACCAGTAACAGGATTTCCAAATTTATTTCCTGGTACTTGGATGTCTCTCCACAAAAAAGTAGGCATATTACAGTAAGTACAGACATACACCCCATGGTTAAAGTGCTGATCAGAAGATCCGGGATTATCATATAGCATAAGTCCTGTATTAGATGATGTGTGGCGATTGCAGTAGCCACATGTAAAATCATTTTGCTTCATGTAATTGTCACCTTTCCATCTATGCCCGAATTCTTTTATGTAATCCATATAATCATTCCTTTTTTTCTTTTATTATATCAAAAAAGAAGGCCATGACTAATATAATTAAAGAGCCATCCTATTGGACAGCCCTTCCTTAGGTTTGTGCAGAATCAGAGAGTACGGGTTCAGGAGGCAATCTGAGTTTGAGTTTTTCGTGTTCTACACTTTACCATAGTATCATTATTTCACATTTGTCTGTTAGCGGTCTGTTGATTATCTCCGCATATCCTCCGCATAATCTCCGAGAAATCTCCATTTTTTTCAGTCCGCCACTTCAACAAGCAACCTTCCGCTGTCATATGCTTCCGCAAATTCAATCATAGCCTCTGTTAATTCTTTATAGAAGGTCGATTCACTTAAATTCAAATTGCTATATATCTGTATATCGCTCTTTTTTTCTCTACTTATGTACCGATCATGTAGCAGCTGTCGGTTATAAGCGTCTAACTTATTCATTGCTCGTCCTATTTTCCAAAGTTCTTGTTCCGCTACTACTCGTCTCACTACTGCCTTGCTTACATTATCGCTAATTCCCCCAGGCGCCTTTAAATCGAGTGAATATGTGGCTGTAATTCGCGGGGTATACTCTTCATCTGCCAACCTAACCATTGTTCGGTATTGTGATAATAATCTGTCTACGTTTAGTTTAGTTAGTCCTCTGTCAACTCTTGGAAATAAGCTCACACACGTCACTCCTTGTGTTATAATTTAGGTGGGTGGACACGTTCGAGTGACGTGTCTTTTTTGTATCCCCTGCTTATCTCGTCAGGGGTCTAATCAAAAGGGAGATCATCATCCGAAATATCAATACTGTCATTCTTTTCAAAAGGATCCTCATCCTGTCTCTGATATCCGTTATTTTTCCCCTGTGAGCTGTTTTGGTTGCTCTGTGAATGATTACCCTCTGAACTGTCTGAACGGCTCTCATTCGTCTTCTTTGAGTCTAAATACTGTATGTTTTCTGCAACGACTTCAGTCACAAAGACTTTCTTCCCATCATTCCCTGTGTAGTTCCTGGTCTGAATCCGCCCAGCTACTGCTACCATTGAGCCTTTACGTGTAAAGTTAGCTAGGTTCTCGGCTGGTTTCTTCCATACGACACATGAAACGAAATCTGTTTCTCTTTCACCTTGAGCATTCGTGAACGGTCGCTCTACCGCTACTGTGAAGCTTGCAACTGCACTTCCTGATCTGGTGTATCTCAAATCAGCGTCCCTCGTTAATCTTCCTACTAAAACGACATTGTTAATCACTTATTCCATCTTCCTCTCTGATCATTCGTGCAATACGCTCACTGGATTTCGGAAAAGTCTGTATGTTTTCGTCCGGTGGATGAGTTCGGTTCGTGAGTTCCTCTTCGACTCTATTCCTCACAGCCATGATCCGTCTGAATGATGATTCGAATTGCTTGTAACGTTCCGCTTCTCGGTCAATGTCTTCCTTATTCATCGTACTTCCTCCTTCATCAGCTCGTCCTTCTCTAAGAAGAACAAATCCTCAATCGCTTCGATTTCTGCTTTCTTGAAGTGTTTCCGTCCAGTTATCTTCAGCTCTAAATCAAATTGGTTAATCTCCAGTACTTCAGATAATTCTGGAATGGTGTAGCCATATTCTCTATACAGCTCCATTATCCGTTCCATGTTGACCAGTTCTTTGTCGACATGCTCGTCGTCCGGCATATATCCCATATCAGACTTTTACTCTTGCTGGAATAGCTTCTTAATGTACCTTCAGTCAGTCCGCTGACATCTGAAATCTCTTTAAACGTGCCTCTTGCGATAAATAGACCCTTTTTATACGCTCTGTATACCTTTCGCTTGCCTTTCCTCACTGTGCTCCCTCCCTAATACCGGCTGCTATAACTTCTCGTCACGTTGCCAGCTCTTGCCTTATGTCCATTAATTCCGCTGGCGTTCATTAAATGCTTCTGTCTGTTCAGTTCCTTATTCAGTTCATCTACCGTTAAATGCCCGATATAGCCTCGTCTGGACTGCAGAGTATCAAACCCTGCAATCCCATTCGTATGATCGAAATAGCTGTGTCCTGTCACGAATCGTTCGTCTGCGCAGCGGTAGAAGTGGTAGGATTTGTTATTGTAGGTCATGAGTCGGCTCCTTCCTGAGTGATAGTGTCTAAAAGATTCTCAAGTTCATTTCTAACTTCTAACTTAACCATTAACTGCTCTTCTCTTCGTTCAATAGAACACTCAAGTTTGTGTTCGCCATAACCTGCTTGTCCATTCCTTAACCGAAGAGTTTGCCTACCAATATATTCTTGGTATCTTTCTATCGTTTGGTTAACTTCTTTTAATCTTTGTTGTATCGCTTCCTGTGCGTTCATCCTTCCCCCCTCCTTCAACAAATCAAGCAGTCCGCCTTTAATCTCAAGTCCAAACTCCGCTAAATCCTTCTCATTGACTGACTTCTTCCCGCTGGTGTCTTTCAGGTGCTTCCAATCAGTCCAGGGCACCGCATAGAACCGTTTGAGAGAAAAGCTAATCACAACCAGTGCCACGGCTCCCAAATGATCGTGATAGGCTAGATCTTTCTCTTGTGCTGGGCTTAATCGGTCAAAAGGGACATTAGTGGAGTCCGTGTGTTTTGCTTCGAAGACAATAGATCTTCCGCCCTTGATTGTTCCTGTAAAATCGGGTTGAGCCTTCTTCTCATAAACACCGATTGCCTGCTTCCCTTTTTTCTTCAAGAGCTTAAACGGCTCCGGAGTCTTCTGGATATGAGCCTTTCCCATATTCTTATAAACAGCACATGTCACTTCGATCAGTCGCTCAAAACCGCTTCCGTTGCGCTTGGCCTTTAGCCCTCTGTAGTTATTCGTTGTCTGCATGGGATGCTCCTTCCAAATATTGTCGTAACGTCGATTTTAGTCACGTTGACCTCCTAATAGTTCTGGATTCTCGTGAATATCGCCGATGACTGCCATTCTCTCATTATTCCCACCATCAAAAGTAAATTTAATTTCATCAGCTATGCAATATTTAAAAGATGCACTTTCTTGATTGTATTCAATAGTCATTTTCTTTTCTCTACCGAACAACTCGTATTCAACAATGTCTCCTTCGTATATTTCCACACCGTTCTTGTCTTTAAGTCCTGTGTATTGCATGATATTATCTAAAGTGCCACCATCTAAAACATGTGATTCTAAAAAATCACCCTCCCACCGACACTCTAATTCACCTTTTTCGTTCATTTCGAAACCATAATAAGCATCATATAATTTTCTTGTCCTGTGATCTGAGTAAATCATGATATTAGCTTCACTATCCCACGCTCTAAATTTAATTTGTCTGTTCATCCGTCTGCTCCTCTGTCAGTTCTTTGAAATACCTAGCTAAGCTCTCGTTGGCAATCTCTATCCAACCAGTATCATTTTCAAGTCTCACATCAGATAGATAGGACACTTCTTGTCTTTCCCATACTGTACCTTTCTCGACTCTTACTTCTTCGTTTTCGATTTCATTTTCATTTTCATCTAGCATAGGTAAATAAAAGCTTTCTATGCATTTATAACGATTACTCATTCGTCTGCTCCTCTACTTTTTCTTTCATCATTTTTCTAGACAATGTGCTTGATGAACTAACATGCAATCTATAAACACCGTTGTCCTTCCCTAATACTTCATCAGCATACTTATACAAATCGCCAGTATGTTTCGGGCATGCAATTTCGTTAAACGCTTCTCCTTTATCCGCTATCGATATAATCCCATTTGAACAAAATCTATTTCTGCATTTAAAGCATTCATTTGAAACGCCTGTTAACTCCATCATTCGTCTGCTCCTTCCTCAACTACAAGTAACCTAAATCGTCCTCGTCACTGTTCTTAGTCAGTTTATCCCAGCAGGACTTATGCCATGCGTGTTCTTTAAAATCGACACTTGACCACACCTCAGCAATATAGTCCTCTTCTATTGGCTTCTGACAAAATTGACAGAGCGGTTTGTTATTGCTCTCTTCACTCATTTTTCCGCTCCTTTCCTAGCCCTGATCCGTTCCAATCGTTTTTTAAATTCAGTATCGTCAATCATTTCATCCTCTGGCTCTTCATAGTCGTCTACGGCCCAGCTAGGTAATGATTCTTGACGGGCATTGCTGTTGTTCTTATTTGACCAGTCATTTTTCTTGAATTGCTTATTCCTGTTCTTTTGATATTCCCTAGCTTGCTCAACAGTCGTCACGTTATTGTCAGACCATTCTTTAATAACAGCATTTAAGAACGGTAACGCTCTGCCTTTGATTACATCTTTGCTGCCAGCAAGTTTAATCGCCGCTGATACTAATTCATCTCCATGATTGTCTACCAACATCATTAATTCTTCCCGTTGGAATTCATTAGGGAATAGCCAAAGTTTTTCCCATGAAGCCAGTGCCACCACTTGCTGCTTCTTTTCATTTGACGATTCGTTATACGATTCGTGATACGAATCGGGGTACGATTCTTCATTGTCATTGTCATTGTCATTGTCATTCTTATTATTATTAAATTCTTTTTCTTTTGGTTCTTTTCTTTTTCTTAACTCTTCTTCAAACAATTCTTTGATCGTTTTATCAAACGCTCTTGAAGAAAGGAGCCAGTGATCAGTCAAGTGCTGGTAGGTAAGTTCGATCAGTTCGACATCTTCAACCTCTCCGATTTCTCTTTTGAGCAAGTCTTCGACAGGCTTGCCTCCTTTGACAATGCTATATTTTAAAGAGTTCAATACTGCTATTTCCTGGGTTGAATGGTTGTAAATAATGTTTTGGTATTTCGTTTCAAACCTATCTAAAAGCACTTTGACAGTGTCTAACGAGTAGCCCATTTCGAACGCCATTATCTTTTTCGGTAATTTGTAAATGCCCAGCTGCTTACTCTTCGGGTTAGTCATCAGATACAGAAGGAAATACTTGTCTTCGACAGAGTAGGTGTCGATCACTTTATCATCCTGCCAAAAATCTACGTTAACAATCCTTTTAATTCTACCCATCCCGATCACTCATCACTTCAATATAATCTTCTATTTCATTTCTAAAATCTGTCCAATTTCTAGTGTTGTAAGCTACATCTTTCAGTTCATCTATACTGACACCTAATTTATATGCTTCTTTTAATAAAATTATCGCCTTGGCATTATCGAAATAGTTCGAACATTTGTTTCGTGCTATTCCACGAATATAAAACAAGTCCTGTTCCCAATCCTTTAACGGATGTTCGATGTAATAAGCTATTCTAGGGACCATAGTGAAGGCTTTTTCTAAATCATCGTATTGGCTAGCTGCCCGTTCAATCGCTTCAAGCAGAGTAGGAAATTCGTATTTCTTCACCCATTTTTTAACATCGTTCATTCCGGTATCGTTAATCGAAGCTCCTGTCACGCTTTCAAAATGATCAGCAATCGACCGCACGGTGTCGTCTTGCAAATTCATTAATTCTTTTCTCCATTCCATCATCATTTCCAACTGTTGTTTGCGTTCATTTAGTTCAGCCAGCTGTTCGTGTTGTTTGGAAATGACAGAGTCATCATTTAATTGCCTGTCGCTTTTTCCTCTGTTGCAATCGAAACAAGAGGTGACTAAATTCGTTATATCATTGCTTCCGCCTTTAGAAACTGGTTCTATATGATCAAGTTCAAGCGTTACTTTCGGAGCAGATTCCCCGCAATATTGACATTGGAATGAGTCTCTTTTAAACACTTCAAATCTTATTTTTTTAGATATAGATTTTCTTTCCCCCATAATATTCCCTCCTACCCTACATATACTGGCGTGCCGGTCAGTTCCTGTATTTCTGTCTTAAACCGCTGCTCATTTGAATTGTTATTCGATAAGTGAAGCAGCCACACTTCTTCTAATTGGCTCATGTCGTTCGATTTGATGAAGCTCTTAACATTTCCTAGTTCAAAGTGACTCTTAACTACTCGATTCTTTAAAAACGCTCCTACACGCTTATTTGCTACATTCTCATTAAGGATGTCCAGGGCATAATTGCACTCAATCATCAGATGAGTAATGCCTGGGAACTTGTACTTAATGTAGTATGTGTCAGTTGCGAATAGTATCTTATTTCCAGCAGGTGTCTGGATGAAAAAACCTAATGGCTCTTGAACGTCATGCTGGACATCAAATGGAAGAATGGACCAGCTGCCTAATTGTTGCTGCACGAGAGCTTTCAATGGCTGTACTCGGTGTCCTGGAAGCTGTAATGCGTCCGCTGTACCTTGACTGGTATAAATGTCTACTCCTGTGCTTGATAAGAGCTTGTGAGCGTGTTTGGAATGATCTCCATGCTCATGTGAGATGAGGCAGCCAACAACTGACTGCCATTTCACATCACGCATCTTCTTCAGATCGATTCCCGCTTCAATCATTAGTGATTCATTGCCTTCGGTTATGATGTAACTGTTGCCTGCACTGCTTGATCCGTATACTTGAATCTCCATGATTAGAAGTCCGGTCCGTCACTGGCTACATCGTTTAGATTTTCGAACATCGTGCCTTGTTCTTGAGATTGTTCATCATTAATAGGTTCAGCTGACTTTCTAGGCTTCTGTTTAGGTTCTTCTTTAGGTTGTTCAAAATCGACGACTGTCTGATTAGCATTCTGTTTCACTTCGTCTTTTACTTCTGCTTCAATGTTTCGAGGTTGAGAGGACGGCTGCGCTTCTTCTTCGGTGTACATAGCCCCGACATTATCCGGAAACGCCTCTCTCATAGCGTTAACTACAGCTGTCTTGCGGATCATGTTAAGCGGCATATCATTCCAGGTCGCTTGACCTTTGCTGAATTCTTTCAATGAAATTTTGACGCTGACTGGTCTTTCTCGGTCTTTTCGGTAAACCTTGGCCCAACCACCAATCAATACATCACTGTTGAGTTTGACAGCACCTTCGATTTCGACAAGTTCTTTATCTCTCTCAACAATAATTCCAGCTTCGAAGCCATCGTATTGGTTGTGAGATTCAGCTCGTTTCATGAATGCTTCTTTTGAAACAATGATTTGCGCTGGCTTGTCATAGCCGTTTTTACTTTTAAACTTAACCAGATAAGCTTCATTCAGAAATGGATTGAGTTTCTGGTATTTACATAAATTGATAAACATCACTAACTCTTGATCAGATACTTCTCCGTTACCACTGACCAAGAAGTTTTTGACCATTGCTCCGGTAAGTTTCACTTCTTCACCATTTACTTCAAATACGGATGCTTTTTCTAGTAATTCATTCGCCATGTTTAAGCCACTCCTTCTAGTGTTTTAGTTTCGATTTTTAATTCATCTTGTCCTTCAGTTACGATCAGCTGTACAGTCTGTGCTTCGGTGTCAATTAGCTTGGTAATGCTCTCGCTGTTATCAATGAATATTGGAGCGCTCACGCCTTCTAATCGGCTTAGAGTATTGATGATGTCTAACCCTGCATTAATGCGTGCAGCGCTGTTCAATCCGCTTGAGAATGGTACGCCGTTGACCAGTGGTTCACAGACTTCTTTCAGTCCACCATTGATTTGTTCTTCAAAGAGTTTGAACTCTACTAAATCAAACTGGTCATTTATTCGATCCGTCAACATTGATACTTTTGTTCTTACAAATTCATCCAGCAGATACAGCTGGTTATCCAGTTCTCCGTAACGTGCTGCTAGAGTTTTTTCTTCTTCAATCAGCTCTTTCTTACGAGCTTCTTGTTTATCTACCAGTTTGAATTGATACAACTCATCCTGGATATTTTCTCTATCAGCTTTGAGAGTTGAAAGCTCTTCTTTCTTCTCTTTCAGTTTCTCGTCTGCTGATTCCTGCAGAGACTTAATTTCATCTTTCAGTTCAGTTATAGCGACACTAAATGTTTCATACTGAACTGTGTCTTCAAATGGGGTTGCTTTACTCTTGATCTCTTCAATCTCTTGTTTAACGGCTTCGTGTTCTTTCTTCAGGTCATCACGTTTCTTGACCAGTTTATGCATGTCGCTCTTGACAGTTAATGCTTCTTCTTTCTCCTGAATTGCCTCTTCTAAGCTTGCTTTCTCAGCTTTAAGCTCTCTACCCTCGGCGTTGATTCCTTCCAGCTTAGCTGCCTTATTTTTGTTAAATTCAGCCTTCTCTTTCTCATAGTTCTCTTTCATTTCAACTTGCTGGTCTTCCGGATAGTCTTGGCCACATAGAGAGCATGTTGTCTTATGCTCATCAAAGTCCGGGTAAACTTCACTTTGGTTTTGCTTAAATCGCTCTCTCAGGTTGTCCATTTTAGTTAGGATGGCAGCTACTTCTTTCTTGCTAGATTCGATCTCTCGCTTGATTCCTTGCTCTTCGCTTTCTTTATCCATGACAGCGTTGTTGGCTTCAATTGCTTTTTCATATAGATCCTGTTTCTTTTCTTGCAGCTCCTGGACTGATTCGTTTTGCTTTAGTTGGTATTCACTTCTAGCGGTCTGCAAGTCAGCTGTCTTAGACTGCAGTTCTGATCGAAGCGATGTCACTCTGCTTCCATTTGAGAACGACGCAATTTCTTCTTCTTTTGCTTGAATAGCATCAGAAGCAGCTACCAGGTCGTTATTCAATTTGACCTGGTCCAACTTACTTAGATCCGGAATAGAACGATCAACTTCATCAATCCGATCTGGAATACGGTCTAAATCTTTCTTAACGCTGCGTTTCTCTTCAACAATCAACTGGCGCTTGTCATCTACGCTACGACCGTCCAATATGGCTTCTAATGGCTTCAATTCCTTCTTGCTGTCGATTACTTCCTGATCAGTGACTTCTTCAACCAAGGAAAAGAGTAAGTCTCTACGGTCTTTCTGCTTCATTGTTTCAGCCACGTAATAAACGTTGGTTAGTTGCTTGAAGGTGTCTTCAGAGATCACTTCTTCAATTTTCTTCTTATACTTGGTTTGAGTCGTCTTGATTCCATCCAATCGGTAAGTCGTTTCGTGTCCTTCAAATGATTTAGAATCCGTTCCACGTTTACGGGTCCATTTCTCAACAACTGTTCTAGATAGTTCTAATACTGATCCGTCAATGTCTAGGTTAAGAACAACTTCAGTTTCTAAATGATTGATCTCATTGTTCTGTTTATCTAACGGCTTCCAGGCGAAGTTAGCAGAGTCGCTGCTGTCTTTACCAAACAAGGCCCAGGAGAAAGCATCAAAGATCGTTGTCTTTCCAGTGGCGTTCTCTCCGTAAATTTTTAGGTCATTGCCGTCTGCTTCCAGCTTAAATTCTTTAAACCCTTTGAAATTTCGTACTTCCATAGTCAATAATTTGATCTGTTTCATGATTAATTGCCTCCTGGTGTGATATAATGTAATTACATAGTTTGATCTGACACCTTGTGCGAGGTGTCTTTTTATTTGTCTATATAAGCCGTTATATCTAAATTCCGGTGGTTGTCGTCGCGTCTAAATGCAATGGTGTGTGTTAGCTCCCAGATGTCCGTAACTTCTCCGAATTTGTTTATTTTTCTTATTGCTTCATCTACTGTTTGTTCTCCGCGAAAATGAATATCAATCCTGGCGCCGTTTCGATAACTGTCTATGATGATTCTTTCAATATCTGTTAGATAAAGGTCATCGTAGGTTTTCCCTTTTGCCATTGTTAATCTCCCTCCCTTTCCAGCAACCCTTCCATCTCCTCAAACATCCGCTTATTCAACTCAGCTACTTCAATTTCCAGTAATTCATAATCACGTTCCACGTCTATTCGTGCCTGTCTTGGTGTCAGTCCGTTTCTGATTAGTCGTCTCCAGTCGTCAAAGGCATATTCGATCAAGTCTTGTCGTATAATTGGTTCTTGCATTAATCAACACTCCAATCTGCTTTTGCAGCTGAATACGTAATAAGAATCAGTGGAAGGATAAGATATTCCCCGCCCCATGAAGGTTGTAATCCTAGTGATAAACGACGTTCAACTGCGTGTTCTCTAGCTAACAGGGTCAATACGATACCTACCAGGATCAGCAGAATTAAGGTTCTGTGCTTTTTCACGGTCTTCTCTCCTTTCTATCTTTTTCAGTCCGTTTTTGACGCCTTTCACATAGTATTTCTCGAAGTCCCAATTGACCATCATGTATTCATCCAGTGCTTCCAGTATGATTTTTGCTTTTTCTTCATTAGTCATTGCGATCACTCCTTTGTTTTTAAATTAAACATCTGTTCTGTGTTTAGTTTGATATACTCCTCTTAGAGAGGAGGTGATGCATATGGTTAACGCTGAATATAAGCACCCTCATTATTCAACAGACTCAGCAGTTAAAAGTGTTATCAAAAATGAGTCTCAGCACAAGATTATTAGGTTTGAATATCCAGACGAGGTAATTGTTATTTTCGATATAAAACTAAGCGGAGTAACTCTTCATTCAAACTACAATTATCATTTCAATGTAGATACGAATGTTATTACTCCAAGACTCGATAGCCCTAACAAGAACTTTACGGATGTTATCTAATAGTGGTTTCTCCATCTAAAATTACTCTAGGTGCATTAAGATGCACGGTTTTTTTATTCGTGCTAAGTCCAACATTATTGCTTGGTAAGTTTAGAGTATCTAAATTGATGAGTGTTACATCTTTAGCGGATAAAGTACCTCGAGTAATTTTATTTGAATCTTTCGCCTTTGTGACTGCTGCAACAGTTGCAAGGGCGATTGCTACGACTAAAAGTTTCTTCATCTACTTACTCTCCTTTCTTCAATATATCGCTGTAATCTACTTGATTCTCCCAAGCCCAACGTTTAAAGCGTTTTATTTCTAAATCTGGTATCTTGTAACCTGGCATCTTATAACTTCTTAAATCGCCCCGTTTGATCAGAGCATAAACGGTATTTACATTCACGCCTAAGATGGCCGCCGTTTCTCTTACTGTGAATACTTCTTTTTTAATTGGTTCTATTTCTATTGCCATACGATCACTCCTTGTTACGGTCGTTGTAATTATCGGTCATGCTTTCAAAAAGGATGAAGAGTGAATAAAATGCTTCCGGAGACAACTTAATTCGGTGGGTAATATTGTCGATAGTCCTGTGTACATAAATATTTTTGTCGTTCGAAAGTTCAATGAAAGTGTCTTCAGCTGTTTGAAACATCATCCCTTTTACTTCTCCGAATTCATCGTAAAACTTACCGTCGCAACAATATTCAATAGTGTCCGCAGCTAACTCGTACAACTCTTCTTTGCTTAATTCATATGAAATTAAATCACTCATCGTTGTTCCTCCCATAATCCATATTTAAGCGCCATGCTTTTTACAACTGTGACGTAAATCTCTTTTAAACGGTGGTCCTCTTCAATGACATCTAACTTGTTAAGTTTCTGCACCGACGATTTACCTAACCCTTGAGCGATCATGTTCTTCTTCCTGTTCTCTAACCTCAGTGTTAGGTTGCAACGTGCCTTTCTCTCTAGCCGTTCGTAACTTTCATTGACTGTTTCGCTGAACTTATCGAATCCGCCTTGCTTGATCGCTATTCTACGAATGATAGTGTTGACTTCTTTTCTCCAGTCTTTAGTTTCCATAGACATGAGCTCTGTAATGCCGTCCATCTTCTTCTCAATCTGCTTGGTTGCTAATTCTTGTTTAGCCAGCGCCTTACCAAGTGCGTTGAACATTTGAAGTTCTGGACTTAACTGTGATGTATCAAGCTGTTCTTTAATTTGCTGCTCCATTCGGTTGAATTGATAGATATAAGCTAGTTTAAATTCTCTTGCTTTAGCTCCTGTGAACCCCATTACTAAGAATGAGAAGCCGTCTCTATTCATGTAGTAAACTTTCTGAGGTCTTCCGTAAGAATCAGGCTCTGTTGATTCAAAAAACATCTCCCCAAAATTGGGGCGATCTTCCAACAGCAAATTATCGATATCCCTTAACACATGATCGTGTCTTTTCTTAAAGTTCTCTGCAACGTTTCTGCTGCTAGTTACCGCCTGGTCATTATTTACGATGATTTGAATTTGATCTCTTTCTTTTGTTTGCATTTTACTTCCCTCCTATATATTTCTTTCTTTTCCAATCCGGTATTCTCTCCTGAATGGCACTCATCATCGACATGTCGAGCTTGTCAAATACAGAAACGATGTACCGGATCTCTATAAATACTTCATCCAGATAATTCAGGGCATATTGGCGGATCGCTTCTTTGTCTTCTTCGGAGTACATGTCTTCTCTTTTGGTCATGGCTAGTTTTGCTCTGCCTCTTAATGACTCTCTTACCTCTTGCTCCATGTTTTTGATTATTTCTAATGTGAAAGTATCCATTTTGTACGTTTCTGATTCCATCGGCGGAATCCAGCTAAATACTTCATGTGTGAAATGCTGATTCAATACTGAATCGTCAATGTATGTGGCTATTTCTTCCATAGCTTCCAAAGGTGTTGAATCTCCTCTGAAATAACCGTTGATGGTTGTTTTGGCTCGATTCGTCCCTTTGGCTATAGTGACTTGTTTCAATGACTTTCTTTCCGCCGCAGCTTTTAACTGCTGGCTTATAACTTTCGTACTCATTTTCCTCATCCTCCTTCATTTAGGTACTTCTCTTGTAGAAAGTGCGGCTCCTTTTTGAATAAAATAATAGTAGATAACTTTTAATCACTATTAGTGATAGTTCCGTTAAAAAAAAGATACTCTACAGATTTTCCGTAATACATAGCTAATTTAACCTTGTTCTTATCTGACGGATTTCTTCTCCCTTGCTCCATTAATTGAATCATAGAGTAAGAAATGCCTGTTTCATCAGCTACTTCTTTTTGAGTCTTATTAAGCTTTTCTCTTTCATGTTTAAGAATTGACATCCTTTTTCACCTCGCTTTCAATTACTATCTGTAATCAGTATATAATCACTAAAAGTAATTGTCAAGGAATTTAATCACTGTTTGTAATTATTTTTTTTATTCGGCTTCACTATTACTATTTGTAATAGTATAATCACGATATAAGAAGGCGGTGTTTTGTATTGAATATTGGGCATAGATTAGCAAATTTACGTGAAAAAAAAGGGCTCTCACAAGCTGCGCTAGCTGAAAGACTCGGCATGTCGCAAAGTAGTATAGCGATGTGGGAAACCAACAAAAGGAGAGTCCCTGATGATGCATTAATAAAATTAGCAGATTATTACAATGTGTCTACTGATTATTTATTAGGCAGAGATGTTCCAGAATGGGCATCTACGGAAGATGTATTCGAACTGCAAACGCTATTAGAAAACAACGTGAATATGGCTTATGGTGGCGAATCTCTAACCGAAGAAGAAAAACAAAGAGTCAAAGACATCCTTACTACCCTCTTCTGGGATAAATTGCAGAAGAAAAAAGAAGGTGGGAAACGTGAGTGAACGCATAACTGAACTTATTGAGGGGTTATATAATCAATATGGCACATTAGATCCGTTCGCGCTGGTCGAACACGCCGGTATTGATTTGCACTATGTCCCTTATCTAGATAACCCTATGGGGCAATATCTAAAATTAGTAGGTACTCCTACTATCTTACTTAGTGACACATTAGAGGGATCCCCCGAACGATTCTTTGTATTGTCACACGAATTACATCATGCACTAGAGCATGAAGATATATGTAGTTATTACACACTAAATAGTTTATCCAGGTCTAAGATGGAGCAAGAAGCGAATAAGTTCGCAGCTGCAATGTGCCTGAACTTATATATAGAAGAACAAGAAAAATTGCCAGAAACCACAGTTGATTTGTTGAATGAGTACGGAGTACCGTTGCAGTTGTCGGAGATACTATTATAGTAAAGGGGTTCGTGAGTATGAGTGTACAAACTATGGATACATTAGTTATTATTGGAGCATTTTTGTTAACTGTAGGTATTCCTTCCTTTATCATTTATAAATTTAAGGGGGGCTGGATGATAAATTTAATAGTTTCATCTTTACTATTCATTTGGATGGTTCCTGATTTTGGGTTCTTTAGAATTTTATTATTTTTAGGATTCGCTTCCTTTATGCTAATAATAAACGCCGTAAGTTACCAAGGAAAATCGATAACTTCCCATGATGGAAAACAATTAGCAGAAAATGTAAGTGAAAGACGGTTAACTTATGAAGAAATACGAGAACAATCAAAATCAATGACCGATGAAGAAAGATTAAAAAAGCAAGAGAAGCTAATTAAAGAGTTACAAGAAGCAGAAAACCCTCAAGCAAACACAGTTGCTTGCCCTAGCTGTTCGAGCATAGATGTCGAACATATAAGCAATAACAAAAAATCATTTTCGGTAGGCAAAGCAATCGGAGGAGGGTTATTAACTGGAGGAATTGGCACATTAGCTGGATTTGCTGGAAAAAAAGGCAAAACAGACAAATGGCATTGCAAGAATTGTGGGCAGGTCTTTAATAAGTAAAGGAGGACAAGAATGAATGCAGTAGAAATTTTAGTTTTGCATTATTTAAACGGTAAAGATGAGGCTTATGAACTTAATCAGTCTTTTTGGAAAGAAAGGTACAGCGCGAATATTAACAAAATAGTAAATCACTTGGTAAGAAAAGGCTATATTAAGTTAGATGTTGATGCCGAGAAATCACTGAATACATTGAAAGTAGACGAACTAAAGTCTATTTTAAAGAATAATCAGCTGCCTGTATCTGGAAAAAAGAAAGATTTAATAAATAGAGTTATCGAATCAGCTGATACTGAAACTTATATTCAAAAGCTAAAAAAAGTCTGGTTACCTACTGAACATGGTAAAGAAACAATAAATACAACTGATTACCTAATGTATGCTCATAGAAATTTATCTCAGTACGTTACTGTCGTAGATGCATACGAATCTAAGAAGAATAACCCACAACTAAACGACAAGGAAATTCTAATTCACTGTTTAGAAAATTCGTATAACTATCAAAGAGAAACTACAAGGTTCAGCAGAAATTTAGTATTCCCTTTATGGGAAGCATCAAAAATTTGCAGAAGTTATGAAGATTATTATGGCCAATATATCTTCTTAGTTAAAAGTTGTGTATCTAACTTCAGTAGCCAAGAACAATACAGCATGGACTATTTATTACAAGACTTTGATTATTTTATGGATACATATAAAATCCCAGAAGTGATGACTAAAGATTTAAAAATAGTTTTATCTACAAATAGTGAGTACAATGATGAGTTATTTACTAATATTGATGGTGCAATTAACTCCCTTGAAATAAAATCTATATTCACACCATCCGAAATAAAAGATTCAATACAGTTTAGTATGAATCTAGATGAAGAAAGTCTAATCAGACTATATAAAAAAGTATTTAAGCGATCTGGTGGCAACAAAACTTCTTCAAGAAAGAGTCCGCAGAAAAGTAAGAATTCAATATTTGGTACATTAACTTCAATCTACAACAAGTTTAAGAGTTGATTGGTTTTTGAAAAGGCTTCGGCCTTTTCTTTTCAACTAAAAAAGAACACAAGTTCGTACTTCTACATATAAAAGTACGGGAAAAGAGGCAAAAACTATGTTTATTATCGATATGACGACACTTGAATCGGACTTTATCATAAAAAGTCTGACTAGATCCAAAGCCAATGATATCAGGACTTATGATGTGAATCATCAGATGTCAATGTTTGCTTATTACTATGACGATTACATCCATTTGAAAATACGACGGTACAACGACCAGCGCACTAGTTCTAGAGACTGGCAAGAGATACAAACTGCTGGGTTCATTTATCCAGATATCGAGCTAAATAAAACAGAAGACATCTACATGGACCATGAAGACAATCAATTGCACGTTAAACTCCCCTACTCTATCTATAAAAGGAATGATAAATGA